ATACCTGTGGTAGAAACAATTTTAGTTGCAAGCTCAGTAGATGCAGAACTAAATATCTTTTCACCTCTAGCTGCTAATACTTTGTCTGCAAAGTTAGCAACCATCAATATCTTTTCACCAGAGCTAGATGTTTGAGGCACTTGTTGATTTACGTATTTACGAAAACCGTTTATCCTCCTGTAACCACCCTCAATGTCAGGCTCAAAGTTTTCTAATTCTAACGCTTCACCTGGTTGCATCAAGAACGTAGAACGATTTAAAACTAAGCCACCCTCACAGTTAAATGCTGCAGGTTGTGCTTGGGATAGATCTGGCATTAGGAAACTACTCCACCTGCAAAGTTAGCAGAACCTCTAGGGGCAATAATAACTGTGGATCTTACATACTCATATTTGTTGATGAGCAGACTTTGCATATTTTTAATACCTTGCTCAAACCTAGCAAAGTTTAATTGATACTGTTGCGTTTCACCCCGATACTGATAAACAAAAGCAGATGCACCATCTACAATTACAGGTGCAAATCTATCTGGAATACTTGTGGTGTCTCCATGTGCTGATAGGTCAGATGGAAATGTAAAGTAATCAAAAATAAGTGTGTATTGTTTATCTGGATAAGGATATAATAAATAGTTGTTGTCGGGGGTTCTAACTATATTTCTAGGAACACCACCACCGTCAAACTGGGTCACTGTAGTACCGTTTGATATCGCTGCTGCTGTCGTACTATTTGCACCTCTAGTGCACCCTGTAAAATCGTTACCTGATATACCTGTATATGTTATTTGTTCTCCACCTATGTACAGAGTTCCTGTTGAACTAAAGTCTGTTGTAGATGCAACAGTTATTGTTGTTACGGCTGCAGATAACCCATCTGTTGCATTGATAGTTGTTGTTGCAACATCATCCTCTTCATTAGGATAACCTTTTTCTATGTACTCGTTGTAGTTAAGAAGTGTTAAATTATTTCCTGCAGCATTAACATCATCATCTTTTTTAATTCTAGCAGTAGCGTAGTCTATTGATTTAGTATCTGTTGGTGCAGTATATCTACACACACCTGGAGTCAAAGTAGATGTATTCTGTGCATGATTAAAAGAGTACCCAAACTCTCTTTGATTTATGTATCTGATGGCTTCATTAACGGCATTTTGACACTGTACTTGAACACCCCTAGCGTTAGCAAAAGTAGTAGAAGTAAGCGTCACTTCGTTCATTCGTGTAATTACATCATTCGTTAATGATAGAAATGTTAAAGCCATATTTTTTCCTTAGATAAGCTAAAGGGGCCAACCGAAGTCAGCCCCTAAAGTGTTATGCTAGTAGATCACGATCTACTTCAGTAGCTGCCACACGTCCTCGCTTCCCTGTGTCGATGCAACATGCAAAAACACGTAGGATGCCAGATGTAACGTCTGCAGATGAAGCAATCAACTTAACGTCAATTGTATCTGTAGTTGTTACGTGTGCCGTAAACGTATCTGCAGAAGCAGTGTTTACAACCATAGTTTGACCGTTTGTTCCTCCTGCTAGGAAACCTGCAGATGAAACGTCACCACCATCAATGATGTCATCACCTGCTGCGAAATCAATATCCACAGTTGGAGATGTACCGTTGAAAGCAGTTTCAACTTCAGCACCTGCAAACAATATTAGTGTGTTGGCAGGAATTTCTAGAAGCTGAAAGATATCCCCATTCGTACAGGAATATCCGTCTTCTACCATTTTAGCAATGTCAAGACGTGCTTCACGCATGTACATGCTCATTGCTTGGTGGCGTGAGGTAGCTGCTGCAATGCTGTCTGAATCGACACCAACAGTAGCTTTTGAGGTCATGTCAAAAGTAGCCATATCTTAATCCTCCCTTACGCTGCGTTGTATTTAGCAGTAGCGATTGCTTCTGGACGAAGAATCTTTCTGCCGTATAGATGCATACCACGAACAATGTCAGCAAAGCTGTCAGGGTCACGATATGTTTCTGTCTTGTTGATCTGCTCTGCAGTTGCTACAGCAGAATCATGACCTGCAACAATCACACCAAAGTTTGAGTTTTGGTTTGCTGTTCCTGATGTACCTGGACCAGTACCTACAGCAGGTAGGTTTGATGACACGTACAAACGGAAGCCATGAAAGTTGTTGATTACAAGACCGTTACGTAGTCCACCAGACTCACCGTAGTCTCCATTCATGAAGCGGCTATCTTCGTCTGATAAGATTTCCATAAACACAGGGTCAATTACAAGCCATCTGCCTTGTGAATCAACTTGTTGCTGATCAAGCAATCGTTTCATTCTTGCAACAATCATTGCAGGTGAAACTGTAGCTGTTGGTAGAGAAGTAGCACCTGGCATACGTGCAGTTACTGGGATTGAGTGATCCCCTGCAGATGACGTTGTGATGTTACCAAATGAACTCTTAATCAACTTCATGCTTGAAAGTAGTTCGTCTGAACCTGCAGTAGTTACAGCTTTTGTACCGTTTACAGTATCATTAGCTGTATCTGCTACTGAATGCAGAGAAGATTGCTTGAAACCTGACATATAACCAAGAACTTCTTGGTCATACTGATCAGCTAGTCTGTAAGCTGCACGATCTGTAGCAAGTTGCATGAAGTTCACATGTGAGTGAGCTTCTTCGATATCGTCCATCTTAAAAGCAAAGTAGTTGCTCTTGTCTACGACTAACTGAAAATCTTCATCGTCAAGGTCTTGTGCTGTGACTGTTGTGCCACGAGCATAAGCTTGAACTGAGATTTCAGGCTCTTTAATAATACGCACAGTATCACCTTGTGCGCTAATCTCTCCGAAATAATCGGAGTTAGTTATGTCTCCTACAGTAGCAGCTTTACGGAACGCAAGCTGTACCTTCTTGGAGTAGATTATAGGACTAAAATTACCGTTAGGTAGATTCCCATAACCCGATGCGGTTTGAAAAGCCATTGTTAAATCCTCCATGATATTTGGCTTTGGGAATAAAGCTTAAACACCTGAAAGAGGCTGTACGTTTTCTAGGGTGCAGAAAGTATTAGGTTGCGCTACCGAATACCACTGGGCCTATACTTGTCCAGGTAGTTCTTTGTAGTTTAGACTTTTGGGTTAAAAGTATCTTTGAAGGTGGTCCTTACGGAGGCTTCAAGTCAGATACGAGTAGTTATATAGATGACTTTTAATATGTCAACTAATTATCATGCAGAACGAGACATGTCATAAACAAACTTGCCAGTACGCATAGCTTCGTTTATTTTGTCCTGCATTTCCTCAAACTCCTTATTAGACATTCTGGCTACATCAGACTCTTTTATTTGTCCTTGTACACCTTCTGCGTCTACAGAAGTACGAGTTCCTTTTGCAACAGTAGATGCTGCAGCTTTCTTAGATTTCTTTTTAGCTGCTACGGTCATACCGTTGTCAATCTTATATAGATCTATCACACGTATAACTGAGGCAGGATCATCCATGTTTTCATAGAGTGCATCCTTAACCCACTTGGGTTGTTCATCTGCCCAGTTATGAAACTTATCTGACTGTCTTAGATCATCAAAGTCTTCGTGAGTCTTACGAATAACATTCTCTGCTTTTACTCTTTGAGCTTCAGAATGTGCTTCATCTAATTCTTGTAGACGTGTCTCAGCCTTGTTGAACATCTCTTGAGCTTTCTTAGCTGCAATTGTTTCAACAATACCTGCTACGTCTGGATATTCTTGTGCCCACTTCTCTATGTCTTCATCAGACTTAGGAGGAACGATACCCTCACGTTTACTCTTACTTTCTAGAGCATTAAACTTTTCTTGCCACTCTTTTTCTTTAGCAGCTAAGTGTTTGCGAATATCACCATAGCGTTTCTTAAAAGACTTTTCTTCAGCATCTAACTCGCTGTCATCGTCTTCCTGTGCTTTGGTTTCCTCTGGGGTTTCTTCTTGTTTGGAATCATCTGAGGCTTGAACTTCGGTGTTCTCAGTATCCTCGCTACTGGATTCCTCTTGTTCTTCAACTGTTTCACCACGAGCCTCTGCTTCTAGTCGGGCAATCTCTGCCTCTGCTTCTTCCATCTGTTTTTGTTTTTTAGCGTGGTTGAATCCACGATCTACAAAACCTGCTACTTTAGGTTTTTCCATTGCAGTTAGTTCAGGCATTTAAAGTTCTCCTTTATGTTGGGGCCAGGAACCATTCCTGGGTAGCCTTATAGTTATTGTTTACTTGTTGCCCTTTTTATTCATTAATCCACCTTCATTTCTAAATCCTGGTCCTCCTACGTTTCGAGAACTTTCTTGTGCTTTAGCTACATCAAGATTACCTTTAGGTGTTACGCTTGGAGTTGCTCCTGGTTTAGTTGAACTAGTTTTACTGATAGTTTTACCACCTTTACCAACTTTTACATAAGGTTTACTGGCTTTCTTAGTAGGTGATTTTAAACCTTTAAAACTAGGTTTTTTCTTTTCAGTAACAGGTGTTTTTACAGGTTTAGAGGTTTTTGCTTTGTTTGATGTTATTTGTTCCGCACTAAAAGTAGGATTACCAGTTTTACTATCTACGGTATATTCAAACCCAAGACGATCAAGGGCTGCTTTACCTTTTGCGTCACCGTCCACTGTCTCGTTAAAAAACTTATCTACAAATCTAGTAATACCAGAAGATTTTTTAAGTATTCCCTCTACTTGCTGATCAATTTTTTCAGCTACATTATCTAGACCTTGCGCTCTAGCAATAATAGCAGAAGCTCTTAAATCAGATATAGATTGTAAAGTGGGAAGGTTTCCTGCCGTAGCACCTGCCACTGCTCCTAATGGACCTGCAACAGCACCTATAGCAGTTAGCCTATTACCAGTCTTAGGATCAATTAAACCTTTTTGAGATTCTTCAACAAACTTCATAATTGCATCAGAGCTTGTCCAGTCTACATCTTTACCCCAGTTTTTAAAACCAAAACTAAATCCTTTACCAGTTCCTTCACCTGTAGTAATATTAGTGCCACTACCTCCACTACCTCCTGTGGTTTCTGTAGTTACTGGAGTATCTGTAGTTGTTGGAGTAGTTTCTCCCTGTCCTGCAGGTCCAGTCATAGGCATCTGCTTGGTGTAACCCATATCAAGATATTGTTGATAGATTTCACTATCTCTAGGAAGATAAAAAGTTTTACTTCTACCATTTGTAGCGTAGTCAGGATGATAAAGAACTGTAAATGTTTGCCCCTGTGGAGCTTGACTAGTTGTAGTTCCTGTTGTTCCTGTTTGCTGTGGCTGACCCATAAAACTAAAACCAAGACCATACTGAGCAGGGTTAAAAGTATTTACTGCAGGTGAAGGTGTTGTTGTTGTTTCTGCACCACCTTCTTGATACCCTTGCACCTGACCACCACTAGCCATGCTTTGCATTGGCATTTGGTTCTCAACAGGATTAACGTTGGTTATAGTCGTGTTTCTTTTCTCATCTATAGGTGCAGGTCTAGGTTGGCTGTACAGTTGCTGTTGCTGTAGGTAAGGGTTCTGTACCTCACCACCTTCAGCCATACCCATCACTTCTCTGATAGCAGCCATCTCTTGCTCAGATAGTTCCTGATCATTTACAGGACCACCATCAGGCACAGGCTCTCCACCTATACGTCCATCAGCTTCCATCTGAGCTAGTCCACGTTTAGCTTCATCTCGTAGATCTTCAAAGAACTTGACACCGTAGTATCTGACAACATCAGCAGGAACAACATACTCACCCTCAGAGAGTTGTGCAGGAATATCATCTCGTACTTCCTCTGCAAGAGAGCCAGGTGGTACTTCGTT